AAATAAGCAAATGGATTGTTTGATTTCTCTGGGTTGAAGTTGTGTACATATTGCAAACAGTTTTCAATACCGTCAGATATCATTTCATCTCTATATGTGTAATTGATGAAATTTGGTCTGTACGATAGATGGTTTGCAATCTTTAAAAAACATTCTCCAATATAGTTTGTAATGGGTGGTTGAGGTTTACCCTCACTTGCAGCAACTTTACATCGCTCTTTCCACTCCACCATAGCTTGAAGGAATTCTTTATTATTTACATAATGTGGTTTATTCTTTGGTTTTATTGCCATGAGTCTTTCCCATAATTTAAGTACATCATACCTTATACAAAGGTGATTGTCAAGAAGTAAATTAATATCAATTTATTTTCAAAAAAGTCTTGACTTTCCCTTGACAAGACGGTATTATCCCTATGTAGGGTTTGAGAATGAATTAATGTATAGTGTCTTTAGTTGGAAATGGAATAAGATTATCATATTCTTCTTGTTCAATACGTTGTAAGTCTTCATCAGAAGGCTCATCCCAAACACGACCATTATCACTCAACGTCATCTTCTTTACACAATGTTCGTAGAATCTTGCAAGACCAATTGATGCATCTGATATAGCAACAATACTGGTTTTGTTTAAGTTTGCAATCTGAGTTTCACTTACAGTTAACCAACGTGATAACGCCATACTTTCTACAAAACCACCATCTAGTGATTTTGGATATAAGTTAACTTGTAATGGGTTTTTGACTTCTATATAAGGTCTACTCTTATCAGCAGAACTAATCACAGTTATAATCTCTTCCCCATTAGAAAGTTTTAAGACTTTTGTTTGATGTTCCATCTTTATCCTTTGTCTATAGAGATTTGTTTAATATCATAATCAAACTCTTCCTCATTGTATATATTTATTCGTTCCATAAAATGCCTTAAAGTGAAGTTCTGTTTTCCTTTGTGAGTAAAATCATCAGCAATATCTACCAATCGAGCTGCGTCTTTATTGTCACCAAGTCGCAACGCACGGCCAACGGATTGCAAGACTCTAATTCTACTTTTGGACGGTGAAGCGAACACGATGTTGTGAAGATTGCGAATATTGATACCAGTAGAAAAAGTACCATACGATGCAACGATGACCGCATCCTTCTCATTTTCAGTAATTGAGCGAATCTCTTCTCTTGTCTGTGTGTCTGTTCCACCATAAACGTAAAACACCTTCCTGTTGTCTAAAGATTTATTTATCATGGTATGTAATACGTCACCATGTTTTTCGACAAACTGGAATAATACTAATGTATTACCTGTCAAGTGTTTTGTCAAGTCTACAATAAAATTATTTCTACGTTCATCACGAACAATCAAGTCAACCTCATCTTGATATGATAAGTCTTTCATATATTTACAATCTGCATCTGGATAACGTAGAACAATACACTCAACTTTTAGTTTTGCAAGTGTATCACTATCCATCAGTTCTTTTGTAGATGTTACTTTGTTTACTGAACCAAAGAGGCCCTCTAGTACCAACCTATGTGTTTGCGTTCCATCTAGGGTGCCTGTGAACCCATGACGGTACTTACAGTTAACCATCTTGTTCATAATACCTGTAAGTGATTTTGATTTAAATATGTGAACCTCATCACCAAGAATTGTACTGAATTGGTCAAACCACTTCTTCTGCATCTTGTAAACTGATTGCCATGTGGATATTGTGATGGGTTTTGTAATGTTCTTTGAGTGACCTTGATATATCTTTTGCATCATAGATTCTTTGAATCCATAATCAAGAAAGTCTGAGTGCATTTGTTCTACCAATGATGTTGTGGGAACAAGAATAAGAATATTACTTTCTGTCTTGGCTGCGTACCAAACAGATAAGATATAAATGATTAACGACTTACCGCTAGCAGTAGGACTAAGCAACAGACTGCGATTGTTTCTGATTGCATAATCCAATGCGGCCATCTGGTAGTCACGAACCTGTATAGGCGTTCCTTTGGACTGAGGTGACACTCTTCCAATAAATTCACCCAATTCGGTGGCTCCAAGTTGTTCATCATCTTTCACTCCTTCCTTGTATTCAATTTCTATATCATTGCGTTTTGCAAATTCTTCAATGTAAGATAAAAGACCAAAGTATATCTCACCAGTTTGTATTGAGAACAGACGTATCTTTCCATCCCACATACGATTTCGATATTGTGGCATGAACTTAGCGCCCGGCACTTCAAACGTAAAGAAATCTGAAAGTTCTCTTGCGATACCTTTGTCAGTTTCTACAGTTAGATATACGTCATTCTTCTTTGATATAATCATCTAAACATAGGGCCAAGAACCCATCCAACTAAACTCTTGCGTACACCTTTGGTAATTGGTCTTACTCTGTGCCAGTAGTCTGACTGAAAGAAAAACGCATGATTTGGTTTTCCTTTAATTGTTGTATACCTTGGGTTCTCTCTTGGGTTTCCTGTTTCTATATCAAACTCACCACCCTCAAAATCATCATTGAGGAATACTGAAAAACTAATCTTTCTAACTCTACCATCTTTGTAAGGCGTATTGTGTTGGTCAACGTGCCAACCAAATTCATCTTCAATTGAATACTCTGCATACTGCAAAGGTTCAATCATGTCAATATTAAAATTCCATCCAGCGTTTTTATTGGCCGCCTGTGCATATGTCATGAATGTAGATAAGATTACTTTATCCTTAATCCAAGCAATCTTGGTGCTTCTGGAAACATGACCACTTGCACCTACAATCTTTGCATCCTGTAGTTCTTTACCAACGTGTTTCAGAGTTTGTGAAAGTGTTACTCCACCAATACGTTCTGTGATATGTGGACTACCATATCTCATATTGAACCTTCCATAAACCGTTTCCAATCAATTGCATTCTTGATTTGGAATCCACGATTGTTCAACATCTTGCACATCTTCTCTGCATGGTCACACATTGCCTTGTGATATTCCACTGCGTGTTGAGATTCAATCAACTCCTCATCACCCTCTAGGTAAATGGGAACATCTTGTTTTAGTATTTTTAAGTCTAAGGGTTTTTCTTTGTAAACATCTGGGTCGGCCTTACCACCATAGTATTCCCACTTTTGTCTATAGAGAATACGATGTTTAGATTCTACTTGTTTTAGTAACAAGTTCCAACGTGTAAATATTTTGAGATATTTGCCATAGAGTTCTGGCGTTTTAAGTGATTCGATGTCCAGTTGTTGGTCATCTATTTTTAAGTCCTTGGCGGACATTTCTTGTAGTTCTTCTAAGTTCATAATGTATCCTTCAAATCAAAGGGATGAGATTGCATATCTTCCTTGCGTTAGATATATTAACCGTTTAGGTCTATGGTAGGTGTTCAAGGGTTTTGAACCTCATCCTAACCTATTTATAATGTATGTAACTCATACAGTTTGTATGTAAATGTACAAGTTGCTGTTAAATACGTTACGTCACCCTCTTGTTGATTATATGCAAGTCCACTAAGTGCGACAGGATATACATCTTGGAATCTTGCCTCCACTACTGGATTATTCTTTGCAGTCATAATTGTTAATGTTGCATCACCATACATTGCCTGTACACCAGATGGTGCGCCTTTGGCCGCTGGTTGAGTTGGAAATGCATCTGCATTGTCTGACTTAAAAGATGTAAACTGTCCTCTTGACTTTGGAAAACCAATGCCTACCAACCAGTTATGCAACTCAATGTAGTTTGCAAGTTTCTCATCTACTAGAAATGTAATCTCTAGATTGTCAAAAGTGAGGTCATCACCCATGACAGGAATTTGTTTTAGTGGGGTTGGAAAGATTGACTCACCAAGGTTAACGCCAGGCAAGTTCGCCGCAGTAGTAAAGAATTCTACTAACGGTAATTTGTTAATACTAAACTTAAACTTGGTTGGGTCTGCATAGTCAAGTTCAGTGGGTTGTCTGCTTAATGAATTTATCTGTACCATACAACTATTTATACAGATAAAAAAAGGGGAAACCGAAGTTTCCCCTTTTGAATGGTTGGTTAGCCCAACTCTTATTATTACATAAGGTTGACGACTTGAACTCTACGGTAGTAGACGTTATCATTTGCACCAAGTGTAACGTCAGTTGCAGTAGCAGTCGAGAATGGGTTCTGAGCAAGACCGTATCTTGTCTTGAAACCAATCTTAGGCTGGAAAGTGTTCTCACCAACTGCACGAACCATCTGAAGTGGCACATACGGGCAGTAGAAGACACCAGCATCGTAAGGTGAAGAACCTTTATAACCCACAACAAAGTACTGTTTTGCAGCAGCGTTTGCCATGTATGGGTCAATGTACACTTTGTAACGACCATTCAGAGTACCAGCGAAGGTGTTACCAGCGTCATCGACTTGAAGGTTGTTGTTAAGTGCCGGAGCGTAATCAAGTACACCAGCCATCTGAAGTGCAGACGCAACGTCTGAAGAACAGATAATGATGTTACCTTTACCTCTACGAGTTTGCTGAGCGATTACGTTTGCATCTCTCTCAACTTGGAACATAAGTCCTTTGAACTTCTCAACAGACCAACGACCATTTGAGTCAGTGTCCATGTCGAAGATACCACCGTTAGTAGTGTCGGTCTGAGCACCTGGCTTTGCAGCCTTGTAGATAGAACGAACAACTTCACGGTTGATTTCTGCAAGGATTTCAGAAGACAGAATGTTAGACAGTTCTGTTTCTGCGTCAAGACCATGAATTGCTTTAAGGTCTTGTGCGAGTTCCATAGTGTATTCCGCTTTAAGAGCACGAGTTTTTGCAGTAACGGTTGCTTTCTCAATGGTGAATGCCATTTGAGCGAAAGCGTTACCAGCAGAGTCACCCTGTGCTTCCATATTTGCAGTAGTGTCACCTGTACCAGAAGTGAATGTACCAGCAGGGCTGTCATTCAAAATGGCAGGGTTAGTACCAGCATGAGTACCGGCACCAGAGAAATCTGTATCTGCTTCACCGAATAGTGCTTCATCACCACCAGCAGAGTTGATTCTTGATTTCATTGCAAAGATAAGTCCAGTTGGCCCAGTCATTGGTTGAACTGCACAAATATCATATGCGATTAGGTTAGGCATTGCACGGCGTACAAGTGAAATTAGGATAGGGTCCCAATTACTTGCAGACGCAGTGTTGTTAGCAGGTGCGGCTTCCGAAAGGAAAGCAGCATCTTCTTTAAGTGCTTTTTCTTGGTTTTCCAAGATAACAGAAGTGACGGCACGCTTATAGTTATCAGCAATCTCAGGCAAATCTGGGTGCTGAAGGACTGGCTGCCACTTTTCTTGTAAGTTTTCTGAATTGAACATCTTAGTTCTCTCCTATGTTTTCTATATTACTATTATTTATTAAAAGTTACTTTTTCACAATGTTGAAAGCCTCGGCCCCGTAGGGTTTTGACTTTTGGATAGCGGACATATACGCAGCCATAGCGCCACTAACGTCAACTTCTTGATTTTCAGTTTCTACTTCTTCCTCAAGGGTTTGGGTAGCAACTGACTTAGGAAAATAATTTTCCTTCAAGGTGTTAAGTTTTGAAGTGAAATCTTCTTCACCGTTAAACTCAACATCTTCAACTAATCCCTCAAACTTTTCCTTTTCAGTATCAGCGAGGTCTGTTGAAACTTTTGCGATTACCTGTTCACGAACAAGTGAGGATTTCTCTTTGTTCATGTCAGTCATCTTTTCGATTGTTTCATTGAGTTTTGCCTCAAGGTCTTCAATCTTCTGAGCTTGACCCTCAAGAATGTCGTACTTCTCATCTGGAACATCAATGTAATGTTCTTCAAAGAGCGCTTTCAGTCCTGTGATAAAGTCTTCTGCAATTTCACCTTTTAACCCTCTATCAATAGCGAGTTCGTTCTCTTGCATCCACTCTTTAACAACATAGTCAAGATATGAATCAACTTTTTCAGTCAGTTCATTTTTGAAAGTTTCTACTTCTTCTGCAACTTCATGTGTCTTCTCAATGTCAAGTCTTTCGACTTCACTACGGAGTTTAGACTT